CCCCCTTATATTAAAAATTTCATAAAAAAGTCAATCTAAAAAATCAGGTAATCAGGTATTTATGATGTAAATATATATTATATAAAAAATATAATAGATATATATTAGATGTATATATATAAATTACCTAAATATATATACATATTACCTAATAATTACCTAATAAATATGTAATTTAGGTAATATATTAGGTAATTATATGATTTAAATATATATTATTATATAATACATAATGGTAAATTATACATGTTATCGTTGTGGATACAGCAATATAAATAAATCAAATATAGTTCGTCATATTGCACGTAAAAATAGTTGTATTCCTAAATTTAATAATATTAATTTAGACGAAGTAAAAGAATCAATTTTAAGTGGATTAAATTATGAAGAATATTTAAATTTAAATGATAAACCCAATAAATACCCAGATTCGCAAAATATATACCCAGATAAATACCCAGATTCGCAAAATATATACCCAGATAAATACCCCGATCAGTCAATTATATACCCAAATAAATACCCAAATTCAGTCGAAAATGCAAAAAATATAGATAATAATGGAGAAGATAATATATGTGAATTTTGTAAGAAAATATTGAGTAGTTACAAGAATTTATGGAGACATCTAAAAACATGTAAAGAGAAGAAAAAAGATGAAGAAGTAAAAGATTCAATGGATAAATTAGTAAAATTATTAAATAAAAAATTGGATGATCAAAATAAACAAATCAATAATCAAATGAATGATTTCAAAAAGGAATTAACAAAGCGAGATAATCAATTAACGAAGCGAGATAAACAATTAATGAAGCAAAATAAGCAAATAGATGAATTAATAAAGAAAGCTGGAATAAATAACAGCACAATAAATGTACAAAATAATATAAAGTTATTAAGTTATAGTGATACAGATCGAAGCCATTTGACAGATAATGATATAATAAAATGTTTGAAACATTCTAATTTTTGTATTCCTTATTTAATAGAAAAGATCCATTTTGATGCAAATAAACCAGAAAATCATAATGTATATATATCAAACTTGAAAAATAAATATATTATGATGTATGATGGTAAAAAATGGAAATGCAACGACAGAGATGAACAAATAACGAATTTAATAGACGATAATGAAGGTATCATAGAATATAAATTAGAAGAATGGATTGAGAATGGTAACAAGTTCCCCGAGATGATGAAAAAATTTAATAGATATATAGAAAAAAAAGAGAATGATATTGTCATAAATAAAATAAAAGATGATATAAAATTATTATTATATAATAATAGAACTATTATCAATAAAGATGTAAATAAGTTGGCCATAGTTAATTAATATATAGGTAAAATTAGGCAAAAATAGGTAAAAATAGGCAATTATTTAGACGATATATAATGCCTAAAATGACATAGATGTCTATTACATGTATATAAATAAATATATTATGTGACAGATATACCCAATAAATTCAAATATATGCCAATAAATACCCATTTTTTAGGTTGAGACATTATATGGATCTATATTGTAATGATGTTAAATAAATTAATTGAAGATATATTTATTGATGTAAATTACATTTTGTACATATTCTATCTGGTCCTTCATACATGGTACAATATGATGTTTCCCAATTGTGTTCACATTTATTATATAATATGGAATCGATGATGCGAATACTTTCATCTAATTGGTTATATATACTGTAATGTTCATGTTTGATTTGATTTGTTTGCGCTTTTAATAATATTAATTCGTCCGCTGATAATTTACTTAGTTCTAATTTTTTATTATCTGTTTTTACACATGTATTAGCACCTATTTGATCATTATTTGATGACATTATTATATATGAATAATATTATAATGTAATAATATTGTATTTCAAATTTTTATATAAAAAATTTTGAGATATAATGTAAGTATTTTATAGAATAGATATATGTTTACTGTTGATCAGCCGATTTATTTAAGAAAGTATATGGGGTATAATTTAGTTGCTGATACAAAAGTTCAATATAATATATCTTGTATTGAACCTAGAATGATAAAAAATAAATATACAAAATGTTATGAAAAATATGCAATTCTTTCTAATGGCAAATACCAAATTTTATATAGTTATGATTCTTTTACAAAACAATATGAATATTTCGTAGAAGAAGTACCATATTGTTATAAATGGTACTGTTGTTTTTAATAAATGATACTTTATATTATTGTATTTCAAATTACTATATAAATAATTTGAGATATAATGTAAGAAATTTAATTACTGTAAGCGACACCTCCCATACCACTCATTACTCTTAAAACATTGTAATTTACACCATAGATGTATACTACACCTCCAGCGGTGGCGGTAGTAACAGATAATGTTGCGTTATCAATTCTGGAGAAATTGCATGTTCCAGATGGCTGATGGTCTTCAGGATTAAGGGCAAATGAGTAAACATTTACACCTGCAATACCACCTCTGGTGTGATGTATATTTGGTTGTACATTTTCGAAAAATCGACCATTTTGTTTAGAAAATCTATCATGTCCATTAAGCTGTAATAAAGCATCAGTGATTGGAAGAGTTGTACCTAAAGCAGTAGTAGTAGCAGAAGCGTGTGCCCAGACTAATTCTTTAACTGGGTGGTTAAAGTTAAGTCTGAATTTGTTAGCACCAGCAGCAGCAGATGCTGTTTCAACACCTGTGAATTGTAATTGTTCGATTAAGTATTCGTGAGATGCTTGAGCAAATCTTTTTCTTTCTTCGGAATCTAAGTAGATATAGTTGACTAATAAAGTGGTATTAGACATTGTAATATCAGTTGGGCTTCCAAATTGGAATTCAAGTCTAACATCGTGATATTGTAACGCAATTAATGGTAAAGCTAAACCATCATTTCTACAGCAGAAGAATTGTAATGGTACAAATAATTCAGCAACTCCATTATCAGCTAATTCAGCTTGTTGGATTAAAGCATTGTTGTTAGTGTCTTGATCAGCTGGTCTGGATAAGTCACCCCAGATTTGCATCCATCTACCGTAATGTTTGTCGATTTTAGTTCCACCAATTTGTAATTCAACGGAATCAATTAATTGGTAACCAAGGTTGACACCACAATCAGCACCAGTTCCTTTTGTTACTGTGGTGTGTAACCACATTTTGGTTACTAAATCACCGTTTCTGGTGATTGGTACAGTGGCTTTGCCACCGACAGCAGGTGTACCATTGAATGTTTGTTCAATAGCTTCACATGCGAAATTGGTATGTCTTCTGTAGACAACTTTGAAAAATGTAATTTGTGGATTACCAGTAAGGTAAACGTCTTGAGCACCATAGGCGACGAGTTGCATTAAACCACCTCCCATATTTTATATATAATATAACTAGATAAAAAATATATGTAAAAATTTAAATAACTATATATTTTTTAAAATATTGATAAAATATTTTAAAATAATTAGGTAGTAAAATTAGTTACTGTATGCTACACCTCCCATACCACTCATAACTCTTAATACGTTATAGTTAACACCGTATATGTACAAGTCTGTTCCAGCATCACCTACTGTTTCTACATTAATATTTAATGTAGCATTATCAATTCTAGAGAAATTGCATGTACCAGATGGCTGATGATCTTCTGCGTTAAGTGCAAAAGAGTATACATTTACACCAAGAGCAGGTGATCTAGTGTGATGTATACTTGGTTGTACTCTATTAAAGAATTTACCATTTTGTACTGAGAAACGATCATGTCCATTTAATTGTAATAAAGCAGTTTTAGTAGCATTTAATGCTGCAGTATTCGCAACATTGGCGTTAGTAGAATAGTTATTAAATTTTTGAGCATCTGTTGCAGCATTTGCAGCAGCAGTTGATTGAGGCATTGCCCATACTAATTCTTTAACTGGGTGGTTAAAGTTAAGTCTAACTTTATTATTACCTTCAACAACAGATTCAACACCTGTGAATTGTAATTGTTCAATTAAGTATTCATGAGATGCTTGAGCAAATCTTTTTCTTTCTTCAGAATCTAAGTATACATAGTTGACAAGTAATGTAGTGTTTGACATAGATAAAGCAGCACTGGTGACAGCAGAAGTGTTACCACCTTGAACAGTTGCTCCAAAAATGTTTGCGGCAGTATTAAATTCGAATTCAAGTCTGACATCATGGTATTGTAAAGCAATTAATGGTAAAGCTAAACCATCATTTCTGCAGCAGAAAAATTGTAATGGAACAAATAATTCAGTTGATTCAGTACCAGCACCTGCGGCGGTGGTTCTTACAAGTGCAGCACCAGCTGTTGCACTGGCACCACCGACAATAGCATAATGATTCGCATCTTGACTATTTGTTCTAGATAAATCACTCCAGATACTCATCCATCTGCCATAATGTTTATCAATTTTAGTTCCACCAATTTGTAATTCAACAGAATTGATAAGAGCATTGCCAGCATCAGCTACTAAAGTAACAGTTTGATCTGCACTGTCTACATCGTTAGCTACAAATGCACATGATACAGTGGTGTGTAACCACATTTTAGTGACTAAATCACCGTTTCTGGTGATTGGCACAGTGGCTTTACTATTGAATGCAGGTGTACCATTGAATGTTTGTTCAATGGCTTCACATGCGAAATTGGTGTGTCTTCTGTAGACAACTTTGAAAAATGTAATTTGAGGATTACCAGTAAGGTAAACGTCTTGAGCACCATAGGCGACGAGTTGCATTAAACCACCTCCCATATTTTATATATATTTGTTGGAGAAAATAATATTTGAAATAAATGATATTTACTATATATTAATTTGAAATTATGAATATTTTCAAATTAATCTAATTTTTTTTGACACACCTAAAAACTGTATACAACTTTGTAAAATATTATGTAATTATATATTGATAATTAATTACTATAAGCAACACCACCCATACCACTCATGACTCGTAAAACATTATAATTGACACCATATATATATACTTCACCTCCGGCAGTTGTTGTAACAGATAATGTTGCATTATCAATTCTGGAGAAATTGCATGTTCCAGATGGTTGATGGTCTTCTGGTTTTAGTGCAAAAGAATATACATTTACACCACTAGATGGAGCTCTAGTATGATGGATATTTGGTTGTACGTTTTCAAAGAATCTGCCACTTTGTTTAGAGAAACGGTCATGTCCATTAAGTTGTAATAAAGCATCTGTTATTGAAATATTATTTCCTAATTCAGCACCTGCATTTTTATGTACCCATACCAATTCCTTAACTGGATGGTTAAAGTTGAGTCTGAATTTATTGGCACCACTAATTGCAGTTTCAACACCTGTAAACTGTAATTGTTCAATTAAATATTCATGTGATGCTTGAGCAAATCTTTTTCTTTCTTCGGAATCTAAATAGATGTAGTTGACTAATAGAGTTGTGTTATTTAATGTTACACCAGTAGTCTTATCACTAAAACGGTCAGCATCTTCAAATTCGAATTCAAGTCTGACGTCATGATATTGTAAAGCAATTAGTGGTAAAGCTAAACCGTCATTTCTGCAGCAGAAGAATTGCAATGGTACAAATAATTCTAATTCTCCAGTAGATGCAGCAAGATTAGCAGCACCATCACCAACCATTGCTGTATAATTCACATCTTGATTTACAGATCTGCTTAAATCACTCCATAAATGCATCCATTTTCCATAATGTTTATCGATTTTAGTTCCACCAATTTGTAATTCAACTGACTTAATCATAGAATTTCCTGGTTCCAAAAGCATATTTGCGGCACCAGATGTTGTATTCTTTACTGTAGTATGTAACCACATTTTAGTAACTAGATCACCATTTCTAGTAATTGGTACAGTTGCTTTTCCACCAAAAGCTGGTGTACCATTGAATGTTTGTTCAATCGCTTCACATGCGAAATTGGTATGTCTTCTATAGACAACTTTGAAAAATGTAATTTGAGGATTGCCAGTAAGGTATACGTCTTGAGCGCCATAGGCTACGAGTTGCATTAAACCGCCTCCCATATTTTATATATATTAATAGGAGAAAATAATTATTATATATTTTATTATTTGAAATTATTATATAAATCGTTTCAAATAATAAAGAATTATATTAAGTCGTAAAAGTTAGTTCCTGGAGTAGCATTATTAATTATATATAAGTTAATTTAGATCCAATACATTTGAAATAATTATTATTGTATATAATAAAGTGGTTCATGGACATAAATGGAAAATCATGGAGTGGATTTATATATTTTAATTTATAAATAATAAATAAAAATATAATATGTAAATAATTTAATTACTGTATGCGACACCACCCATACCACTCATAACTCTTAATACATTATAGTTTGTACCATATACATACATAGAAGTACCAGAACCGGAAGCAGTTGTGACACTTAATGTAGCATTATCAATTCTGGAGAAATTGCACGTACCAGATGGCTGATGGTCTTCAGGATTAAGGGCAAAAGAATATACATTGATACCAGCAGAAGGGGTTCTACTGTGATGGGTATGAGGTTGTACATAATTGAAGAATGTACCAGATTCTTTTGAGAATCTATCATGGCCATTTAATTGTAATAGAGCATCAGATGTTGAGTTAGTAGTATTTGCAACAGCAGCTGTGGTAAAGTTACTCCATGATTGTTCAACACCCCATACTAATTCTTTAACAGGATGATTGAAATTTAATCTAACTTTATTGTTTGAACCGGCAGTAACAGTTTCAACACCAGTGAATTGTAATTGTTCGATTAAGTATTCGTGAGATGCTTGTGCAAATCTCTTTCTTTCTTCAGAATCTAGATAGATGTAGTTGGTAAGTAATGTGGTATTAGACATAGATACATTACCAGAATGTGTAGCAGATGTACAGCATTGATTAGCAGCAGAAAAATCAAATTCAAGTCTGACATCATGGTATTGTAGAGCAATTAATGGTAAAGCTAAACCGTCGTTTCTGCAGCAGAAAAATTGTAATGGTACATACAAAGAGCTGGATGTAGAACCAGCAGCGGCAGTGATCATTTGAGTATGAGAGTTATTGTGACCAGATGATCTAGTTAATTGACTCCAGATGTGCATCCATCTACCATAGTGTTTATCAATTTTGGTTCCGCCAATTTGTAATTCTACAGAATTAATCATAGCATAACCAAGATCAGTTGCCCATGTAAATGTTTCCGCTGCAGCATATGGAGTTATTTTAGCATTAGTGTCTGTTGCTTCATTTGCTGGAGTACCAGCTGCAGAGAATGTGGCAGATAAAGCATTTAATATAACTACAGTATTATTTCCTGCTGTTTCTACTGTATAATATCCATT